TGAATTAAAAAATTATAAAGATAATAAATTATTTATTGAATGGTTTTCGAAACGATTTCCCGACGAATCAAACAATATAAAAAGTTATGTCGATGAATGGATTGATAGGTTTTTGACAGGAGAACCGCGGGTTTATATGGACATCAAAAGTACTAAAATATACGAGGAATTAAAATGCAATTAATTATAAGAGAATCTGAAATTGACTGGCTTAAAATTATTTATTGAATGGTTTTCGAAACGATTTCCCGACGAATCAAACAATATAAAAAGTTATGTCGATGAATGGATTGATAGGTTTTTATCCTCAAACAAATTGGGATTATTGTTATAATAATGCGAGTTTTGTAAATTATAAACTTGATAATTTTACGGCAGAACAATTTAAAAAATACATGTTAAAAAGAGTTAGAACCTTAATAAACGAAATGAATGCGAAAAGAACTAAATATAAAGCTAAAGCAGAATTTGAAGAGTTATTTTTTGATTGTGAAGATATTACAAACAAACAAATTCAAGAATCCGAATACTGGGACGACTGGGAAAAATCAGAAGAATTAAGTTATCATTTACAGCAAAGAGTACAAGAAGATATAATCGAAAACGTACAAGAAGATTTAAATTCTGAATATGAACAAGAAGTTGAAAAATATATTAAAAATAATAATATGACAAATGAAGACCTGGAAAAAATCAAAGACAGAATTAATAAAAAAATAGGCGTTGATTATGACTGATTTGGAAAACGTAATTGATGACACAATGGACCTTTTTAATAAGTGTCAAAAAGAAGGGTGGGTAATGAAAGCAGCATGCGAATATAAACAATATTTAGACGATGCAATGACCTTTTATCACACTAACGATATTGACGCTTACAATGTTATAAGTGCGGCAAATGATAAATTAAAACAACTTTACAACATAGAACATATAAAATATAATAAGGTGGACTAAATGAGCGAAATGAAATTAAATAATTTATTACAAGATAGTATCGTATTAAAAAAAGGTGCTAAAGGTTATCAATGGGAGATTAAAATTTATTTTAATGGGTCTTCTGAAGAGGATATTAAAAACACTGAAGAAAAACTAAATAAGATTAACGAAGAACTTAAAAAAAGTTATGGCGATGAGTAAAACGGTATATCTTATATTAAATAAAAAAACAAGTAAAAGGTTGAGAATGCTAGACGGGGAACTCTCCCCCGCATTCCAATACCCACAACAAGCTTTTAATTATTTGGATATTAAAACTAATAATAGTAAATATTATTATATTAAAAAGGTGGGCTAAATGGATAAATGTGCAAATTGCAAATATAGATTAACTGACAAAATAGATGAAGGTCATTGCAAAGGTTGTAATAGTGAAAATAATTCAATAAATTGGGTTTATGAGGGGTGTGATACATGAATAAAATAATATTTTGTGATAAAAATAAAAAATTAAAGGACAAAGTTAAAAAGTTATTTGAAGCAACAGTAAATAATACACATTGTGAACTAATTGTTTCAAAATTTAATGATGTATTTAAAACTAAAGAAAATTATAAAAATACTTTAATTTGTACGGCTTCAAATCCTTATTTTAATATGGCGGGCGGTCTTGATTTGGCTATTAAAAATAAATATCCTGAACAATGCGAAAACGCAAGAGAATTTAAATTTACTAAAGATTTATTTTTCTTAATAAGTTGTGATACAAATATTAAAACCAAAAAAGAAATTATTAAAAGAGCTTTATTAGGTGTTTATTTTGCATCAAGAAAACAAGATGTTATAATCACAGGACTTGGAACAGCAATAGCAGGACTTGACGAAGATAGTTTTATTGAAGAATTAAAATTATTTCTCAATGCTAATTTTTATAAAGCTGATTTTAATAAAGCTGATTTTAATAACGCTAATTTTAATAACGCTGATTTTAACAACGCTGATTTTTATAAAGCTGATTTTAGTAACGCTTATTTTTATAAAGCTGATTTTAACAACGCTGATTTTAGTAACGCTGATTTTAGTAACGCTGATTTTAGTAACGCTGATTTTAGTAACGCTTATTTTAGTAACGCTAATTTTAGTAACGCTTATTTTAGAGATGCTAATTTTAATAACGCTGATTTTAGTAACGCTGATTTTAGTAACGCTAATTTTAACAACGCTTATTTTAACAACGCTAATTTTAACAACGCTAATTTTATTAACGCTAAATTTAATTATAGAATTTTGCCCAAAAAAGGGAACATTATCGGATGGAAAAAATGCGGAGAAGACAAAATCGTTGAATTAAAAATTAATGTAAAAACAGCTGTCGGTGGTATGATTTCAAGAAAATGTAGATGTAAATCTGCAAAAGTTATTTCAATTAAATCCGTAGATGGAAAAACTAAATATATCACAGCAGTTTCAACACACGATTCAAAATTTAAATATAAAATTGGTGAAACCGTTATTGTTGAAGATTGGAACGATAAATCTTATTTAGAATGTGAAAAAGGAATCCATTTCTTTATTACAAGAGACGAAGCTGTGAATTATTAAGAGGGTGCGATACATGAATAAAAAACAAAAAGATATACTAGCACCATTAAACGTGTTAGAAATTGTTGATTATTTAAGAAAAGAAAAAAAGTTGAATAAGTACAACGAATCAGATGTAATAAGTTATATACAAAACAGGTGAATATTAAAATGAAAAAAATAGAATTAAAAACACAAAAAGACGACTGGGACACTTTCGCATATTGCGTATGGTGTGTGTTAACACTAGGCGGAGTTTATATGATTAGAATTTTAATAACTATGTCAATCAGAAAAGCTTTTGAATTAAAAAAAGAAGTCGAAGAAGAAAAGTGTATTCTTGATGATGACGAATAAATATATACGAAACATTTATATAGTGAAGTAATATAAAGAAATTTGACAATGACAAAAAAAGACGGTGATTCTGACGCATAGATTAAGGATAATTTCAATCAAAAACGAAACAATACTCAAATACACTGTTGATGGTTATGTCATTAAAGATGGTATGATAACTTTTTATGATAAAATTGATAAGATATCTAAAAGTTATCCTGTTAACAGAGTTGAAATAGACCACTTAGGCGGTTTAAATGAGTGATGTTGATATGTGGGACCTACCCGCTTATGAAAGTTACTATAGCAGTCTTAAATTAAATACTGTGTATGAATTTATTTTTTTGAATTATAATAAACCACGAATGGAACATATTAACAAAGGGAAATTCGATATAGATTATTTGTCTTGGGATGTATTGCCATTAAAAGATTATGAAGACGTATCTTTATACAAACAAGAAAAAACAACACAACATTTCCCTATGAAAAGTTTCAAAAGAGCAATAGCTCAAAAATATTTGAAAATAAGAAATCAATGTTTAATTGCAAAACGATTGCAAGAAAATAATGAAGTTTGTGATGTTAAAATAATATTCGAAAGACAACAAAAAACTATGTTAATACAGGAATTTAAAGTATTGGACGGACAAAATGAAAACAACTAAAAAACACATTAAAGGTGCTGAAAAAACTAGAAAAGATTTGAAAAAATGTTTTGCAGCAGGAGATAAATGTATTAAAGGAGAAATATCTTTTAAAGAATTTGATAAAATTTGGGAGAAGATATTAGGTTAATACTCATTAACTAGCGACGAGACTTAAAAGGGCAATGAGCAACCCTTACATTATAAACACGGATTCTAAAACATCCACCCTATATTATGACATTTCAACCCACAAGTCGATGAATCGCATTATATTAATAAAACAGGAGTGATAAAAAAATGGGACTACTACAAAAAACATTTAAAAATACAAACCTCGAAGAACTTGATAACGATGTCAATACTTTTGGAGAAACTCACATGGTTTCAGCAAGCCAATCGTATTGCTCTGTACTTAACAATGTAATTACACATTACAGAAGTTTATTTTATATTAAACCAAAAATTAAAACTGATGAATTAGAGGGATTATAATGACTGATGAAAAAAAATATGAAGGACCCAAAACCAAGAACTTGTCTAAAGGCGAATTTAAACAAGTTGTATTGGATGCACAGAACAAAGCTATTCAATTACATAACTTTCCTAATAACTCTTCAACGGTACTTAAAATTGTTGCAAAACCTACAATTAAAGTATATGAAAATGATGACGGAACAACTAAAGAAGTTGTGTATTTCAATACTGAATGGAAGTATGATGAAGAAAACAGAATTCCATTAATTTTAAGAGTTTCAAAAGGTGCTTATGAAAGATGGAACACTAAAATTACTGAAGGTAAAATTGAGTATTTAGATAAATATGCTATATTTACTAAAAATTTAATTAATAATAAAGTTTCTCATAGTGTTTCAATTCCTGTTGGAGAACCTAAAGATTTTGTTTCAGCTATTGATATGTTAAATAAAATTGATGGGTCAGAGAATGAACCTGTACCACAAGTTGAAACTGTGGATGTTGATAAAATTAAAGAGTTCGTTGGACATTTCATTGAACAAGTTAAATTGTTTAATAATAAAAAAGAAGCTGAAGAAAAACCCGAAGAGAAAAAAGAGTTATCATTACAATTTTTACTTCAGAAATGGACTGAAAAAGAAGGCGAAATGAACGAACTTGCAAAACAAACAATAACAGATATGTTTATTGCTTTAAATACTAAATAATTATTTTTGTGAGACTGCAACCACATTTAAAATAATGGCAACGTGGGAGGATGCAACTGTAACCCACTAACAGAAATAACATAGAAACGGGCTGATAGGTCAATCTGGTAGACTCTCGCATTTGCAATGCGGATATCCGAGTTCAAATCTCGGTCAGTCCATTATATTTATATATCTTTGGAGGAAATTAAATTGGATGAATTTGATAAGATGTTAGCGAAAGCTACAAATAAAGAAGTAATAGTTGATGAATCTAATAGCGTGGTTATTGCAGAAAAAAACACCAACAATTTAATTCTTTTTGGTGCAATTTCTAATGGTAACGCAGTAATTAATTTAGGTAATAATAAAGCTCTTAAATTTGTTCGGGGGAATGAATTCAGAACTAATAATGGGCGGAAAGCACATTGGGTCACAATGCAAATTTTAGAAGCAGGTATAGGGAAAGAAATTAAATATCAGTCTTGGAATAAAACCAAAACTGTGACAAAAACAGTTACTAAAGAAGTGGTGATGAAACCAAACATAGACGTGAAGAAATCTAAAGACATGGTATTTTAAAATGGAGATTGACGATAATCCTTGCGAGGGTTGTAGTGAGAAAGGTAATTGTGAAGATTGTATATGGACGTGGTTAAAAGATGAATGTTAAGAAAGAAGAACTTCCAAAAATTTGGCATACTAAAAGTTGTCTTGAATTTGATAAGATGATGTTTAATATGAGACTTGGTTATGAGCACGTAGTATCTGATGAAATGTATCTTACTGTTGAAGGTAAGAACGGGAAACAAGCACATCTTGAAGGATACGTTGCAAAGAAAACTCATCAAGGAAATGAATTTCCTACTGTGTATTTCATACCTACAGAATCTATACAATATCTTCCAATTATTGTGAAGAAAACCACAAAGAAACATGATGCAAAAAAGGTTTATAATGTCATTAACGATTATGCTTCAATTAAAATTGAACAAAAAGAAGTGTATACACCAAGACAACTTGCATTATTATTCGGAAACCCCTACCACACAAACATATTACACCATACAATCCATAAATATAAAAGATTAATACATTTTATAGAAGATGGATTTACGTGGCGGTGCGTGTCTGAATCAGGGTTTGGGAAAACAGTATTTGATGAAGCGTTATGTCATTTAACAGGAGAAGGTATCGATGTTACATCACCATCTCCTGCAAAATTATTCTGGTGCATTGCTAAATATAAACGTGTTAACGTTAACGAAATGCCGATGGCGGGTTCTAAAGAAGCAGAAACAAAACTTAAAAACATAATGATGTGTATTTCACAAAACTCCGGAACTATAACAAACCCTTCAAGAAGTTTACCAGGAGTTCCAGAAATTGTTGATATCTCTGAACACGCTGTGTCTTTTACACATAATGTAGCACAATATTATCATTCGAAAAATAATAAATCTTTCGAAGAATATTTTGAGTATAATGTAATCAATAGATTGTATTGTCAAGAATTAAAAGGTAACATGATACTTGATGACCAAGAAATTAATTATAAAGAAATCGCAGAGAAGTATAAAGATTTTTATATTGATTTTATTAAAACTTTGAAATATTTAAAACAACACAAAACAGAATTTAAAAATAAGTATCCTGAAATTGATATTGATAAAATGTATTATTTCCCTAAAAAGGAAGATAGATTTAAATCGCACTTTTTTAAATTCTCTAAATGGGCTTCACATTTTGCAAAAGATGTAAATCAGTATAAAATGATACTTGATGAAGATTATAAAACCCATGTTGAATATAAAGAATTGATTAAACAATACGAGGAGAAATAAATGGGAGAAATCTCTAATATTACTGTTGATGATATTGCTGTGTTGAAAGCACAAGGGAAATGGGAGGAAGCTAAAGCATTACTTAAAGCGTTCAGAGAATGCGGTAAGAAAAATATTGCAGAAGGTTTGAAAATTAATCTCGCTTTAAAAAGTAAAGAACGTAGAATCAAATACAAAGTACTGCACAAATGTCTTCGTTGTGGAACATTAGATGTTGGAGAATATAGATGGTTTTTTTGTGATGCTTGTTATAAAAAACATAAAGAAAACACGATGACATGGCAACAATCTCCCGAAGGAAAATATTATAGAGAACAAAGAAAAGAGAGGTTGAAAAATGAAATTTGAAAAAGATGGTGATGGATTTAAAATTACTTTCGGGAAAACAACTTTTGATACATTATTAAAAAGGATGTTTGACAACGTTTTGATTGAAATGGATTGTTTACAAAAACAACATTTAATGGAACTTAGTAAGAAAATCGAAGAAGAACCAAAACCTGTGAAACCTAAATTAGAATATCGAGATATTGAAGTTAAGAAAGAACCCGCTCCTGAGAAAATAAGTGTCGTGGTTGAAGAAGAAGAGTTTGATGATTTGGAATCATTACCTCCATTCAAACCTGAATCAGATAATCAAAATAATTTAGTTGAAGATGAATTTGGCGAAGACATGTGAAACTAGAACGAGAATCTTGGGAAACTAACGGGGATTTTTTATTTAAAATATATAATAAATTTGGATATGAAGAGTTAACCATTGCAGCGAACCAATTTGTTGATGGAGAGTTGTGTTGGTCTAAAAGGTTCATGTATAAAGACTTAAAGGAGATTGATATGGATAGATGGGTAAAAAGGTCGTACGATATTATCAAAGGAGTGCCACATACAAGACGAGAATTAATTGCTGCAGCATCACATAGAACAATAATGGATATTGAAATTATGATTGATGTTGATGATACAAAACACGATATATTTGAATTCAAAACCATCAAAGAGAAAGCACAGTTTATAGCTTATTGCTTGCGTGCAAAAGGGAAAGACATATCAATATACTTTACAGGCAACAAGTCTTATCATATAAGCTATATCGAGCCCATGATGAGAGGTATGACTCCATCGCAAAGAAGGTATTATAGAGAATCAATTTTAATGCCTTATTTTGCAGATTTACAATTATCTTCTGATAAATCAACAATCTCGCTTGAAGGAGCAAGACATTATAGAAGTGGAAGAATAAAAAGAGGTGCTATATTATGAATTGTACTAGGTGTTTAGAAAAGAAAAATAAAGTTGAAGCTGTGTGGTTTGCTTCAGATGGTGAAAAGTTATGTGATTCTTGTTGGGCAAAGAAATTGAAAAAACAAATCTTGATTACAGGACAAGGTTATGCTAAAAACCCTGAAGGTGATGAAGATGGTGAGTAAGAAACAATCTAATAAAGCTAAAGGTGCGAAAGCAGAATCACAATTTAAAGACATATTACACTCATGGGGTTTTCTTGATGAACAAATCGAGAAAGCAAGACCAACGTATAAACCTATTGGTGGAGGGCGAATGATTTCTTCACAGAACGATTTTTATAATGAGTTTGATTTTATGGTTAAACATAAAGCTTTTACTATGTATGTGCAAGTTAAAGCAGGGGATTACGTTAATGATAATTATACTATGGGCAACGTAAGCACTGCAAAGAAATCTATAACTGAATTCATTACAAAGTATGGAATGGCAACAGATATGTTTATTATAGCACAGAAAATTGATAGGAAAGGATTCTTATTAAGACACATAGATTGTGATGACGAATTCAAAAGAGAATTCATTAATTTTAAAGGAGTTTCCTGTGATGATGGTTGGGTTGTATTAAATAAACAATATGATAAAAACATGGTGATTTAATAATGAAAAAAATTAATTTGAATAACATATTTCCATTACATACAAATAAAGAATATAAACAATTAGATAAACAATACGAAGAATTAGATGAACAATATGGAGAATTATTCGACGACCACAAGGATTTATGTGATAATTATATAAATTTAAAAACAAAGTATGATAATATGGCTGTTGATATATATCCTAATGTTAATTTACAAGAGTTATGGGAACACACTCAACAAGAAGAAACAACTCGTAAAATGTGGAAAGCACAACGTGACGGAGTATATAAATACAGATTACTTTCAACGTATGCCAAAATGACTGATAAAGAACTTAGAAATTATCATAGTTATCTTGAAAACTTTGGATTAATTAGAGATGATTTTACCAAAACTGTATGGGCTATAAGTAATCACGTAGATAATGAACTTGCAAGGAAATATAAAAAGGAATCTGTAGAGAATTGGGCATCTCCTGAAACTATGTTTCAAATGTTACTTAAAGGGAGAATTGTTGATGATTGTGACGGATTCGCATTACTTAAATGGTATCTTATATCTGCAGCAACAAGTTACCCTTTCGAAGATGAAAAATGGAGAGTACGACTTGCTATAGTTACATATAAAGGCATTGTTAAAACTGAAAGGCATATGAATTTGGTATTCGCTAAATATATAGAAAATGGTCTTGCAGAATGGGTCTTTATTGAAACCACAATGAGACAGAATGAAAATAAAAGGTTCTGGAATAATCCTGCAAGATATCAAAATAGTTATGACATAGAATATACATTTACTGATGAGAAAATGTACGAGGGGTTATGAGTGGTGAAAGGGAAATTACAACATAAGAAGTTTTGCAAAAGGTGTGGGGAATATAAACCCCATCTTGCAAGCAAATCAACGGTGTGTGTTGATTGTGTTGAGAAATCTATAAGAGACCGAGTTGGGAAAGAACAAGGTAAACTAAAGTTACCAAAAGCAGCAATGCTTGAACGATTGGAAGTATTAAGAAAGAAATTGAAAGTAAAAAAGAAAACTTAATATAGTTAGAAAACAATAAAAAATTAGGTGATTCAAACGTCCGAACAAAAAGACACTCTTGAAAAATATTTAAATCAAAAACACATTACAAAAGAAGAAATCAACGAATTATTAAAACAAAAAAATAAACTTGAAAAACAAGGTTATTCTGTTTCTGATGCGACAAACGTTATTAAGTCGTTTCAACAAAAACCCCCGAAGACCGAACGGTATGCTTTAGGGAATTTAGATGTGAAATTTATATTGTCTTCAGATAATCATATAGGTAATATAAATTATGATTCAGGACTTAATAATTTACTTACACGTGTTGCAAAAGAACGTGATGTGGATTTTATTATTAACGCAGGAGATATCTTGGACGGTTGGTATCAAAATAGACCACAAGCATTATTTGAACAAGACGCTATTGGACTTGACCAACAAATGGATAAAGCCTTGAAAGAATTGTCTAAATATGAGAAACCATTTTATTTCATCACTGGTAATCACACATATAACACATATAAAAGAGGGGCGGGTATTGAAATAGGTCCTTATTTAGAAGACAGACTTAGCAAATATTTAGATACTAAATTCTTAGGTAATGCAGAAGGAGATATTCAACTTGCAAACAAAAGCACTATTAAATTAATGCACCCTGATGGTGGAACTGCTTACGCTTTAAGTTATAAACCTCAAAAGATTGCTGAAAGTTTTACTGGCGGAGATAAACCTTCTTTATTGGCGATAGGACATTTTCATAAAGCAGAATATTTGTTTTATAGAAATATACATATTTTACAATCTGGAACATTATGTGGACAAACAAAATTCATGAAAGGAAAACATATTCCTGCACATAAAGGGTTCTGGTATGTTGAAGCACACGGTAAGAAAGGAAAACCTGAACTTGATAGAGTTGCTGTTGAATGGTTTCCAAGTTATAAATAGGTGATATTAATGACTGACGATTTAGAACATAAACTTGTAGAAATGACAGAACCTGAATTCACAAGGGCTATTAATAAGTCCCTTGGAATGATTGAAGGACAAATTCAACAATACAGACAAATGGAACATAACTTACAACAATTATATAGTGAATCTGTGGCGTATCAACAAGATACTCTTGTTAAATATTATTATGATGAAACTGCACAAGCTTATTTTATTAAACACACACCACGAAAAACGATAGGGTTTGCAACAGATTTAACAAAGAATCTCAAATTATATAAACCCGAGGAATAAACATGAAAAAACTATCTGAGATGAAAATAGGAACTGCATTAATACTCAAGAAAATAAAAGGAATTAATGAAACTGGTGACAAAACAATAAAGGAGGGCGAGTACTTTGTTGAAGTAAGATTCACTAAAGAAACTTGGAGTGAATACAAATTAGATGAACAACCTGATTTTGGTAATTGAAAGATGATTGGAAAATGAATAAAATTAATCCAATTAAATTCATATGGGAAGACGCAGGAATTCATTTTGGCTATAGTATAATTGATTTTATTTCAAGGGATTATCCTACTGTTAGAATAAATAAAAATAAATATATTCCTATTGGTTGGTGTGAATCTGAAAAATTACATGTAAGACCAAGAACTAGAGAAATTGCTATTTTATTTGAAATTATTGATGATGATGAAATACAAGATAAAGTTTGGTTGCATTTTCCATTAATATTTAAAGAACTATTTGAGTGTGAAGAATAATGAATCATGTACAAGTAATGAATAAATTGGAGGAAATATTAAAATATGAATTCCCTGATTGTGAACTTGGTTTTGAAGAAGATTATGACTTGCCTGAAAGACACGGGGAGATTGATGCTTACGCTATTGATATAAATGCAGGTGTTGCTTATCTTTTTGAAGCTAAATCAAGAGATAAATATCATTCAAGAAAGAAAGCTAATTATCAATTACATAAGGATGTAAGATATATGATACAAGAACAAGCACCCGAAGTATTTTTATTTAAGAGATATTACGTTTATGGTGTTAATGGCAATATACGAATAGAACACATAGGTGGTAAAAAATGAATAAACAACCAGATAAAATTTCAAAACTTGAAGATTTATTAAATAATGGATATGATTAAAAATGGGAAATTATAGCGAATTATACGGAAAAATAACTTTTGGCAATAAAAGTAATTTAAAAGAATTTAAAAAAAGATATAATAATTTATTTTTTGAACTTGATTTTAATAAATTGTTTGTAATATACCAAGATAAATATTCGGATTATATTGATTTATTTTTTAATCCTTTATATAATTCATTTAAATTATTAGGTTATCCTACTTTTTTTAATGAATTTATGGGTTTATTTAGAGATTCTTCTGATATTATATATTATTTTCATATTTTTGGAGATGTGGAAGACGAATCATTTTTTATATTTAAAGGAAATTCATACGAAAAAAATACTTTTCAAATTAAATTATTTAGAACTGATAATGGAATTATAGAAAATGAACATTATAATTTGTGGCATGAAGATTTTTTAAAAACTTTAAATATTTATAAATGTTGTAAATGATTGTGGTCAAGGTAAATATATAAAAAATTCATTAGAAATAATGCGCTATATGTTGAAAAATCAAACTAATAAAATGGAAATAGATTTAAAAAATTCAGAATATAAATGTACTCTTGAATTTAAAATTAAAAAAATAACAAACATACAAACAAATAAAGAATTATTTTAATGGTGTAAAAAATGAAATTTACAGATGAACAAAAACATAAAATAGTTACAGCCAATGGTTTTAATTGCTCAAAAGGATATTGTATGAATTATGAAATTCCTGAAGAATCTGAATTAATTAATGTTTTTATAACTGAAGAAGAATGGGATAAAAAATCTAAAGAAGGTGCAAAAAATTATTACTGGAATAAACATACTGAATTTATATGTGATTTAGATGAAGCTTTTGAATATTGTATGGAAGATATTTGGGATACAACAAATTATGAAACCGAAAAAGAATTTAATGAATATGTTTTTGATAAATGGTGTAAACAATGAACATAAAAGATAAAATACATGATTTAAATATTAAAGGAAAATTCAATGCCCGATTTAATCCTCGTTCATTAGACCAGATTTGTCACGAACTTGAACCTAACGATTTCAGCGAGATATTACAAGGTACAATGTATTGTATGCTCAAACCTAAGGAATATATTAATTGTAAATATAGAGCTACAGAACCCGACTTAAATGGGTTGTACATGTGTAATAAGTATGGAGAACAAACAGAGGTTGAATACAGATGAATACAATAACTAAATTTGCAGACGCTTGGAAAGTTTATGGAACAAAACATAAATATTCATATTATAGAAAAAAACCAATAGTAATAAAAGCAATACAAATGGATAAAGAATTTCAAATTGAAACTCTTGAAGGAACAATGAAAGGAAAGAAAGAAGACTATTTATTAGAAGGATTAAAAGGAGAAGTATATCCTTGCGATAAAGAAATATTTGAAAAAACATATAATAAGGCGATATAGATGAGTTTAGAAAATAAATTAAAATTAGAATATACAAGTAAAGAGATTAATGACAAATTACAAGACGTTAAACAATATTACCCAATAGTGTACGACTTATTAGACAGTTATATTCAAGATAAACCGCACAGAGATTTCTACAGGGATTTGCACGCAGTGAGTGAACTTATTGGTGAAGATGCTACAGAAATCTACAAAACAATATATGAAGAAAGTAATAAATATAAGAAAAAATAAAGTGTGAAAAGGGAAAATGGGGTGGATTTAAGAAAACCTTTTCACACTTTTAATTATTATTTTAATGAATTCTTTATAGTTAAATAAATGATATAAATCAAAATTAATTTATATAATATTTTCATTCTATTTCAATAGACAAATCAATAACATCTGTAATAGTTATTACATAAGGTACTACGTCAGTTATTGTTATTGTGTATGAACTCATTTTATATCTCTGTTAGTTGAAGTATCTGTTATATCGAACCGCCCACTGAAAAGTGTTTTGATATTATCGCTTGTATCTTTCCATGAAATGTCATAAACATAACTTATATTTTCAAAAATGATACTGTCTGCTGCAGATATGCTTAATGTAAAAATGTTATCATCGTCTCCTGTGAATGATGTTATTGTTTGAGTATATTTAGCAGAGTTATCATCTAAATCTGTTCTTTCATCAACTTTACGTATTGTGAAATAAATACTTGAACCTGTTAAAGCTACTGCAACTGCTTCTTGAACAACAGTAAATTGTTTTGACCAACTGTCTCCACGTATTAAGGATAAATCAAGAGAGTATGCTGAATCTGATATTGTATAATCTGTCATTGTGTTCACCTTATAATTATTGATACAATAATGCCTGCACCGGTAATCCCCAGACCTATAATGGCGTATGTTACTTTCGCACCAATTTCTAAATTAGACACTCTTTCAAGTAATCCTGGTCTTCCGTTGCCAACGATGTGTTTATGAATATCATTTATTTTTTCATTCATATTTTTGATACTTGCAGATATTACTGCAAGTTCTGCTTCTTTTGAGCATTGCACTATTGTTTTTGCCATTGTAATTCGTCTCTTAATTAAATGATTAACATCTAACTTTCTTTTTTAATTTGCTTGCTTGCGAACGTATCAAATTCACGATAGATTCTATTTCTTCTTTGTCTAACTTTCCATCTTTGTCCTTGTCGATAAAGTTGTATAACATGTTTAATAAATATGTTAATAAACTTTTTAATAATTTTATTAAGATTTTTTTCCACATAATTTTATCACCTAAACTATTTTTACTTTAATCATAAATACAAGTTCATAATATGGGGGGATATGACTATCTGAATTAATATGTTGAGGTCTTACTTTATTACCACTGCCTGAATAGTTATCAAACCCTGTGTTTGAACTTGAACTTGATGTTGCAACAGTAGTTGTACCGCTTGTAACTGTAGTTGAACCGCCATGATTGTGGGTTGAATCTCCTCCACTTGCTCCTGATGTTGAAGCGTTACCTCTAATAAAACTAGCTACCAAATTTGGTGTTGTTGCTATTGTTGCACCTGTAATTCCTTGTGATGAAGGTGTTGTTCCGTCACAAACTGCCCACCCATCAGTAATTCTTGAAGCTAAAGACGTTGCACCACTTAAAGTTGGGGCAACCATTATGACGTCCCCGAGTCTTTCAATCCCATTATAATTTAAATATTCAAAATTAGCATTAACTTCAGAAGCTTTTGCCTTAGTTCCTGCCGTGAATGTTGTAATTGCCATGATTATCACCTATAAATTAGTATTTAATAATTTTACTGTTTCTTTGTAAATATATAATTCTTGTTTTGTTTTATTATCTGCTACTGCAACATTATGAGTGTATAAATCCTCAGAATCATTAAGATGACCTTGTTCTGTTAAAGGGTATCCATTAGCTTGTGTTAATGAAACTGTAGCTTCATAACTCACGCTGTTTGCGTTCTCATCAACAACCAAAGTATCTGTATCAAAATCTTTATCATAATCCGTTTCAGAAGCGAGTTTTATATCATCAATCATAAAATCCCCTTCATCAACAGTGTCCGCAGCTAAATCCACATTGCCAATAATTTCAAAATAATCGCAAGCAGCAATAGCGGGTGTTCCAGTAGTTCCTGTTGCTGTAGAAGTATTGAAAACAGGATAATTCCACCCATTAGATAATGTAGATACATCCATATCATAATAATAATAGTTGCTAGAATCGCTACCAAACCTAAGAGTTAACGCAGTACCTGTGCCAACTAAGTCAGTAATGTCAGCAACATAAATAAAAACCCATAAATCTTTATCAGTAAAATTAAAAGAAGAAACTGTTTTTGAAGCTCCAAAAGTAGTTCCTGTAACTCCATCTTTATATATGTTAAGACTTCCTGTTCCTTCTTTATATAACGTTGTATTCACAGATATTGATGAATCTGTGCTTGCATTCCAACTTGTTGTTGCATCACAAGAATCTACTTGTTCTGTGTTTTCAATAGGTATTTTTTTATTTAATGCAGTATTACTTTCTGAAGGCGTGGACGAACCAATACCTATATTGATTTTTGTAGGTACGCTTGTCACAGCTTTGTATCCTGAATTAAGTAAATTATTAAATCCTTTTGTTGTCATTAAAGATGCCATTAGTCTCAACTTTTTTTATGTTTTAAAGATATATAAACTTTATTGTTTCTTAATCGTATTTTGCAAGAAATAAATCCATTAATTCTGAATGTTTCTTACCGATAACTTGTCTAGCTTCGTCTCTTTCTTTATCAAAGACTTTAAGTTCTTCTTGTTTTGCTTCGTCTAACTTAACAATGTCATCATTAAAAATATCAACATTAATTTTTAATTCTGTGTATTTGATGTTTCTTGCCATTTTTTCTTCTTCAGAAAGACCTTCAAAAAATCCTGGAACTCTTTCTTCGTCTTTAAATGCTTTTAATTCTTCGCTTGGTTTCATAATTATCATCTCCTTAATTTCTGTAAGTATTATTCATGTGTTGTTTAATTGCTGTTTGTGTTAATGCTTCATCATATATCTGGAATTCACCCATATCTCCTGAGTAAAAATTACCAGTTGAATAGTAAGAACCTATCCAATTATATTGAGGATTTACACTATAATCTCCGAACCACACAGTTTTATCTGTTGTCGTTGAGTATGTTAAAGCAACAAGTTCTCCATTAATATAAACGCTTGGTTCAGTCCCATTATGAGTTATTGCAAAGTGAGTCCAAGTATCTTGACTAAATACAACACTTGTTGTTGAAAATTCCCATTTTTTAGTTGTTCCAATTCTTGCTGTAAAATATGCTGTACCTGCTGAAGTATAATCTAATATACAATAAATAGCATTGGTGTTTACAGTATTAGTTGCTTGAAAACAAAAGGCATTACTTAAACTTGTCCCTGAATCTGTTCTAGCCCAAAACATAATGGTTCCTTCAGAACTTTTTTCAAATTCTCCAAAGGAAACGTTGGTGTTAGTATTATTATAATTTAAATGATATCTTCCTGCATAGGAGTTCTTTTTCCAAGTTCCGTTGTTAATAGTTCCATCGTTGCCATTACCACTATAATCATAAAGTGTTGTTCCTGTTCCTATCATGTGTGGATAATGTACTAATAATGCCATTATTCTTTCACCTTTTGCATTTTTGGATATATATAATTGTATTTTGTTAAACTATATAAGTTGCTTAATTCTCCTAAACTTAAAGCTCTTTTATAAAGAAAGATTTCACCACCTTTCATTTCCGAATATGCTCTTCCGCCACCGTATTGGTCGTACCCATAAGATATATCATCTAAATTGAATGTTGCCGCAGAGAAAGTACCTGAATTTTTTTCTACACCATCTTCATATATTTTAAAAGTTGTGCCATCATACCAAATAACAAAAAAATGAAAATCATTATCGCTCGTAGGAGTGTATGAAAAAGAGGTTGAGGTATCTGATTGGTCACGTAAATATACTGATGTTGATGACCACCTAATCATGGTTGTTGAACCCGATATTGAGGAATCTCTAACAACAAGCATTGTTTCAGGCGTTGTTAATTGTGACCAAAAAGCAACAGTTAGATTAGTTGCTGTTTCTCCTATTGATTGAACTCTAAATTCATCGTCAGTGCCATCAAAACTATATGCATGATTAGCAATACCAAACCTATCTGTTGTTAATGTAGCTCCAGTTACAGTTCCATCGTTTTGATTAATAATATCTTTAGCATCTTTATTGAAATCCCAATAACCTACACAGTCTTCAAATAAACCTTGATATTCTACAACCGTATCGTTGTGTAATTGTAATACTTCTGTTGCATCTAATTCTCTATTATATTCTTTAACATTAGATACTTTACCGTTGTAATATTGACTATAAGAGCTATTTTGAGTAGACCCCACCCTTGTGGTTGTTGGACTTATATTACTTTTCCATTGTCCTTCATTACCTGAAGAATATCGGTATGCACCAGGTATTAATTTTCCATCTAAATATAATTTTGCAGTAGAACCTCCTTGTGTAACTGTGAAAGTATGCCATTCATTTAATGTGAAATTTTCTGAACCTTCATACAATAAATAAACACTACCACCATCATAAATTTGTAATACTATATATCTACTTAATGTGCTCCCATTATTAACTGAAAACATTAATTCCTGTCTTCCTGTTGTTAGCATATTTGAATATAATATTGATTGATTTGATGTTTCAACGTAAGCCCTAATAAAAATTGTTCCTGTTGTTCCATTATCATTAGGTATTGAGGAAATGCCTATATAATCAGAACTACCATTAAAATCTCTAGCTTGGTTATCTCTATTAAGTTGGTCAGTTGTTAAAGTAGCACCGCTATTAGTAACTTCCTCTCTTGGTGGAGCAAAGTTTTCTAGATTTTCCATAGCTAGGTCTAATACTAATCCATTTGTTAAATTCTTAGCCATTTTTATTCTATTGTAATTATTACACTTAGGTTTGCACCTGTTTCTGTACTACCTACTTGAGTTGTATAAAATCTTAATACATCGTCTGCTGCTAAAGTTGTTCTTGCAGAGTCTAAAGTAGTTCCTGCTGTACCAACTGTTGAACCAGAAGTATTACAACCAATTTGATATACGCCATTTGTAGCTGTTTGAGTTGTAAGTAATTCCATATCTACATCTCCAGTCATTATACTATCAGTAGTTGCAGTACCATTAAGTCTAATATCAAATTTCATACTTGAACCCGTATTTAAACCAGTTACCATAACTCTTAATTCTGATACATCCATACCAGCATAAGCATCTGGAACAATCCAAGTTCTTTTTAATCCTGCTGATTGTGCACCTTCAATTTCAAACATGAAAGGAGGAGCTCCGCCACCTGAGCCACCACTCGCAGGCGCCCATTTAAGTCCTGTAGCTTCAGTACTGTCTGCTGTTAATACATAATCATTAGTACCAACACCAAGTCTTGCATCTGTAGTGCTATAAGTATAAACATCTCCTTTAGTTGTTAAAGGACTACTTGAACCCCCATTATCATCAACATACTTCTTATTAGCAACTTCATAATCGCTTGTTGGAGCACTTGATGGAGTTACGGGAAAACTATTAAAAGTCTTCACACCATAAAATGATTGAACTTGGTCATCTACGTGACCCCATGTTATTGTTGTGTTTGCTAATTCTAAATTAGTAAGATTATTATGACTTGTTGCAGCAGTGCCTTGTGCAAGTTCTGTAGTTCTCCAATCAACATAATCATTTCCTTCTCCGTCTCGCACTACTTTAGCATTAATATCATTGCCATATCCAAGATTTGTTTGGAAAATAACAGTACCTATAGGAACTATTTCTTCAAAAGGAAACGCTAAAATGATGTTAGAGATTTCTTCAGAAGCCCCTGCTCTTGCCTGTGCTCGAGTTCCGTATTCCTTTTGACCTATTACAGATATTTGCTGGTCTTTACCAGTATATCCATTCACAGCGAAAACATGACATAAAACAAAATCATTATGTGATACTTCTGTTAATTGCCAAACAGTTCCTGACCATTCGTTATAAACAAGTCTTGTGGTGTTTGTACCACTACTTGTAGGCATTGAAAATCCTGGTTGAGTGGTTTTTCTTAAATTAGCTCCAGAACCTTCTAAATAATAAATAGGTAATCCTGTTGTTTTTGTTATAGTGGAATAAGTTGTGGCGATATCTTCATCTGCAACAGTTCCTGAAGCAATAGAAAATTGTGCATCTTCATTATCACCCCCACCACTAATTACAAAATCTCCAAGTCCTAACCCATTAAGATATTGTGCACCTCTTGTGAAATGTAAATAACTATGAGTGTTAGGAGACATAGAAATGCCATGTCTTTCATCAGCAAAATAATTTGAAGTGTTAGCTGTAGCGTTCCAATATACGTAACCCACAAGAGCTTTAGTACGTATTAAAACGTCTTGCTGTGAAACTGTAGGGTTAGCTAAAGATGTTAATGTATCCTCATCATAATAAATAACGTGAAGTCCTTCAGTATCTGCGATAACAACACTATCCGCACCAGTAACTTCGTATTTATTACCTAATTCGTAATAATGGAACTCGGCACCTGTAGGCGTTATAGTGAATGTTCTTGTACCATCAACGAAAGATAATGTGGTTCCTGTTCTTTGGTCTGCAGGAAATCCGTTAGTATCGGTAAGTTCAACAGCTGTATCGCTAGTTATAGGATTAACTTGAATTATACCTTCTGTTGAACTTACAGTTTTTACAACACCAACAATAACAGAGAAACCTCCATTTGTGGGTCGTGTAGTTGAATAAGTGCCCGCTTCGCCAAGATATAATATTTGACCTGGACTATATGCAGAAGTATCCATACCGCCAACTTCACCAAGTCTTGTGGTATAACCTGTTGTGCCAGTTTCAATATCGTGTGTAGCGACAGCTATTAAATTAGATTTATCTTTATATCTACAATCTGCAAGAGTTATTCCTGTGGAATCGTTTGTAACAACAGAACCATTAGTAATTGTTGAACCTGTAGCATTAGAAATTCTAAATAATACTTCTTGCCCCATATTAACAGTAATATCTGATTCTTCATTATAATATGATAATGCTTTCTTTGTATTATCATAAAACACTCTTTTCTCTGCATAAGAGGGATTACTTGTTGTTGCAAAATCAATCTCTGCAGGGGTCATTATACGTGAAGCGTCTTTTAATACATCTTTAACTTGATTAAATTCTGCTGCAGTCAATCCTTCTCCTGTTGATTTATCGGGTACGTCATAAGTTGCCATGATTATCACCTAAAAGTATATTTAAATTTTATTTGTGAAAGTTCTGCTGTGGAACTTCCTGTTTCTGTAACTCTATATTTTACTATTGCGTCTTCTGTAGCTCCGCCCAAAGTGATTGGGAAAACCATCGGGAAAACATCCCCTACATTAGAAGCTTCAGGAAGAGATAAACTCGTGCTGTTTGTAGCTTCAAGCCAAGATTCTCCATCATTATTACTGAATTCAACTTTCACAGTTCCTGTAACAGTCCACGTAGCCACGATACTTTCAACACTTCCTCCCCCGACAACAACTTGGTCAGAACGATATATTTGTCCTGATGTGAATTCAACTTGTTTATCAGTTGTATCTATGGTTGCGGTTGTATTAACAGTATCGCTATATTGTGTTGAGGAAAAATCATCATAAAATGTATTGTTTGAATATAACCTTTTAATTAAAGTTCTATCTTCATCATCATCATCGCCCCACTCAAAATTATCCCACTCTCCTTGTTCTTCAGAATCCCAATATAAAACGTCATCTTCAGGTTCTGCAGTATATAATTCGTTGGTAATGTGTGTGTAAACATCAACTTTATTATTATTTATTTCAGTAACTAATTGTTGATTTTGATTTTGTCCTTTCTTATTAAGTTCGTAAATATTTTCAATAATATCATAAACAAGGTCTGATTGTTTGTAAACTCGGTCCCCAATTTCTAAAACGTCATAACCTGCTGTGTATTGGTATATAACTTTATTAACAGTAAAATCCCCATTAATATTATTAATAGAATCAACGATTGAAACTTTATAACCAGGGAATATTTCTTGTATTAATATTGTTTGGATAGTTGTGGATTTTGCAGGATATGCTGAAACATCAACAATAGTTTGTGCTTGTATTGTTGCGTCTGCAACGCTTATAGTTTCGCTGAACGAGACTTCTGTTTGTCTTAGACCAAATGCACCAATGCTCGTATTATCTTTGATTCTAACAGGTCTAGGTTGATTATAAGAATAGTTTATTATAACATTATCAGTGCCTGCACCAGGTATCGAACCAGATAAGAAAATAACCTCTTTTTCTTCATTATCAACATAATAATTATATGTGTCTGTAGAATCTACAACACCAAAAACTTGTAAATTTGCAGTTGTTTTTGAACCAACATAAACTTCCGTATCTTTAGGAATCCAGGATAATGTGAAAGTATCTTCTGCACCGTTTCCGTTAAATATTTCTTCATAACGTGCGTCTGCTACAGCACCATTTATTTTGACATCATTGATAACAGATTCTTCATCAAAAACCCATTTTGGAACATTCATTATAGCTTTTCCAACTTCTAATGTTAATGGATATGCTGTGTTTCCTTCAGGTTCTAAATAATATGTATCTGTTGAAGGTTTGTAAAAAGATTGATATTTGATAAGTTTCCTAAGTTTTTGTGCTCTGTTCCATCTTGTTTCCCCTTCACATAAGAAATATGTTAATAAAGGTAAATCAGGATTTGCAGTAGCGGAAACATTAATAGTTTCATTTTCTCCTGCTGCGACAGATTTCCACATTTCTGTGATAACTCCTGCTTCAATAGAACTAGGACCAAAAACTTCTGTTATAGTTTGATTTTGTAATTTCCAAGGAGGAGGTCTAACATTACAAGTTATAGTACCTTCATCAATTTTTATATTTGTAACATCTCCTTTAAATATGAATTGTTCATCAGAAGATTCAATACCTCTTTTAATTAATAATTCATAACCATATTTAAGAAGATTTTCTTCAGTTATTGAACCTACAAATTTAATCCAATTTCCGTCACCATCATCACTAGAATCTCTTGAAATGGGTATTTTAAAATCTAATACATAGCTTTTTACATCTTCCCCGTTCAAGGTAATTTCATAATTCCAGTCTTCCATTTTTATTGTAATATGTCGTAAGAGTTTCCTATGATACTTCCACCCTCAATTAAAGTCATGGTATAAGTTATGTGGTTTTGTGCAGCATTCCATTTAACATTAAATTTTGTACAAAACACTTTAAAACTATTACCATAAACATCATTATATTGGTGTCTTCCTTGTATTGTAAATATGAAATCGTCATTATTAATCCAATCTTCAACTTCTTCAATGAAAGCCTTTATTTTTTCTTTAGGAGATGAACCTCCATAACTAACACCTGTATGAAGTCCTGTAACAAGTATTTGTCTAACGTTACCTTTCCAATTAGATAATCTATTTTTAGCAGTGTTTCCTAAAGGCATACTAAAAGTTATATTTCTATTTGTAACACTCATATTTTCAGAAATAACAGTATCTAAATCTGTTATGATTAATTTAGTTGAATTAACTGCTGTGATTGTTGGTTTATCGAAAGCCATTTTAATTTCCACCTAAAAATTGGTCGTTTGAATTTGAAGAGCCACTGCTCGTATTTATTCCAGTATTTAAAAACGCACCTACTGATGTTGATTGTCTATTATTAATTTCTTCAGATGTGGCGTAATAAGATGTTTCAGTATCTGCGTCATGCACTGCATAACCCGCACCTGAACGTGAAACTGTGCTTGCAGTGATTCCTGAAGAACCACTTTCAATTTCATCCCCTGCAGCTGCAACCAATTTACCAAACCTTATTATATCCAAACCTGTGTCCCATATTGCATTTTTTAAAAATAATCCTGCGTTACTTACAACACCCAACACATCGCCTTCTTTAAAATCTTCAATCATACCATCCCACGCATTAGTGGCATCATTTGCAGAATCTTTAATAAGTTCAAAACCTTCATTCACACCGTCTTGATTTACAATATTTTGTTCTAAAGATTCGTTTAGTTCTTCTCTTTTTTCAGATTCTTCTTCATACCCTTCACTTTCAAGAGCTGGATTTATTATGTTTTCTTGAAGATTATTTGAAGCACTTGTTGCTATTGCCAAAGCAGCCGCTGCACCTATTGCAGTAACAAAACCAGCAGTCCCAACAACGCTTTTAACAGCACTTAACGCAGAAGAAGCTCCTGATGTTCCACCTGATACTTTAAGAAATTTAGTCATATCTGAACCTAAGAAGACTCCCGACATCATTTCTAATTCGTGTCTTATTTTTTTAAGTTCTTTAGCCGATTTGCTAGACCCTTTTCTACCAGAACCTGAACCGTCTCCGTCTCCTATAATAATTCTTCCTATAACTTCATCTGCCATTATTCATCATTCTTTGTTTTTGTTTTATTTTCTCAATTCGGGATACAGTATTCATTAAGATTTTTCTTTTGAATACGTCTTCAACATCACATTCTTGAAATGTTTTAACATCAGATTTCACAAGTCCTTTATTTTCAAGACCCATCATCAATAATGTTTTTTTATATTTCTTAGGCACTACATAATACTGTGGATTTTGTAATGCCGCCATCAGTTTTTTAAATTTTTATTAGATTCGTTAGGTCCTTTTGGACTCGTAACACTTCTTTCAACAAGTTGTAATCTCAAACTTCTTGCATCGTTAAATTCTAATGAATTAAGTTTAACTCGTGCCCAACCAGTTATCAATTCTTCATAACGTTCCCAATACGCTAAATCCATCAAATGTTTACCTTCTTTTGCCGCTTTCTCTGTTGAATATGCCACACACTTATACCAATCTTCGCCAGTTAATGTTTTTAGTTTTATAATTGACCCGCTTGGTAATTTTATAACGTCTCCTGTTTCATCCATTTAAATCTCCTCTCCTTACGAACGTGTTCCTGTCCACCACACAATGGCTTTATTATCTTTGAATTTGTTTGCAATACCGTTAACTGTAAGCATTACAATGTTGTCTCCGCCTATACTTGTGTCTTTTGAAATATTATCTATATGCACTTCATCAAGCCAAATATCTGCATTTCTAAGTCCTGCCCCTGAACCTTCAGACAATTCTATTTTAAATTCGTTTGTTAATACATCTTCTGCATCGCTTGCACAAGTTGTAGGACTATTTGCTTGACCATAAAAAGCATCAATAAGGTCTTGTGCTTCGTCTGAATTCATGTACATGTTTAAATTAAATTTAATATCAATCCCATTAACAACAGGTTGTAAAGTAAATCTTCCAGCTCCAGCCCCATAACGTGGATTAATTACGTTTGCAACAGATATACTGAAACTTTCAAGTAATCCTGTAGTGCTTGGTGTTGAACCAAACTTAACAACTGATTGACTGAAAACCCATGGTTTTGTAGTTGGTTCTGTATAGCTTGTAGCTGTAGAAGAATCTGTAGGTTTTTGTGCCATTACATTAAATGAACAATCCAAAATAGAATTTACTGAACCTGAGAGTGTGAAATCCACACCTTGACAACCCACATAAGTTGTTTTCTCATCATTAACAGAATCTCCAACTTCCATTGAGAATGCTTGAATTCCTGAGCTTGTACTTAAAGATGTAAGTTCTGCTTGTGTTATAGTATAAGCTGTGCCTTGTGCAGCACCATTACCTGTTTTAGGACCTACGAAATGTTTTAAGAAATCAAAATCATGTACTTGGAATGAACCAGATAATCCTGGTACGTATTTACCATATACTGATTTTTGAATATTTCTACTGTTTGACCTAATATGTTTAAAATTATTAGCATTAGATTCTGAAATGTTTTGTATACTACCTACTGCTGCAAAACTTGCAGCTGTTGTTCCATAAGTTGTTTCTCCACCAAATTGTACTGGTGTGAATAATGAATAATTGCTCATAAGTATTACCTCTCGATGTTTAATAATCCTTCAATATCAATGTTTTTCTGCATTATTTTCTGTTTTCCTGTTTCTGATGGCGACACTAAAATAGGTCCATCACTTTTAACTCTTACAAATAAACCTATATAATAAAAGTTCTTTGCGTTCGCACGTATTAAAGCACGTAATGTAGATATATAATCATCTAAATCTTCTGTTTTTAATGCGTACACTATGGTTGTGAGTTGAGGAGTGTTAAGATAAGTCCCATCTAAATCTAATAAACTACTAGGGATTTCAATAATATCAAATCCAATACGAGGAAAACTATTAATATCAAGGTCATTACGCGGGAAATCAGGATGAATCTTATCTGTACCATAATCATAAGATATTGTATAATCTCCTGTTTGTGCTGCTGTGAAAGTTATTTTGCAAGATTTAGTACCTGCGTTATCATAATCAACATCAACAGTATATGCACTCCCATAATTAAGAGTTACAGCACCGACAATCACAGACCTCACATTTTTAACATTAGGAACAGAAATTATAATACTTGTATCTGCTGCGAAAGCTCCAGTAACAGAACTTGTAGTTACTTCTCTTTGAGTAGTTGTAAAGATATCACTATTTCTAAGAAAAAACAACCATTCTTTTTTTATTTGTGTTATATTTAAAGCCATTGTGAATCAATTATTTCAGGGTTTTTATCAGTTAATTCAAGGAATCTTTTCACACTGTCAGGAACATCATTCCAAAATGCAGGACGTAAAAAGGGTTGTGGTCTTGTACCAGGGTGATATACTTCTTTTGCAAACGTTATTTTATTAGTTGTTATGGTTTTTCCACCATAACTAAATTGCGTATGTGCCTTCCCGCCTTTTTTTACAATACGTCCTCCTTTCGAAGGAATTGTTAAAGCTTTTGCGTTCTTAGGACGGATTACGTGAGGAGGGGTTCCAAATTCCAACCATTTACAATGTTCAGGACCATAAAAGATTATTTCATTACCTTTTATTTTATAATTAAGTTTTTTACGAGTTTTACTTGTATCTTCTGCGACACGTCTTTTCAAATCGTCTAAAGTTCTGTTTGCAATAAAATGCAACATTGCTTTTTTATATTTATTAATAGCTGTTTTTTCAGATGCCATCGTCATTAATAAATAATTGAGCAGTCTTATACATTGCAGTAGTTCCAATATATCTTGTTAATATGTCGTTTCTATTACTTGAAACTCTATAAGTAATCTCATTATAAACAATTTTATCATTGAATGTGATAGAATCTGTCGTTTTAAAAACTATGATAGCGTCACCAGTTATTACTAAACCAGGACGTGATTGAACATAAGAATCGTTACGTAAGAAAAATGCGGCTTCGACAGTAGTAGAATCGCCATCAGTTAAGGTTTCATCACCTGAATAATTAGAAGTTGTTTTTGTTACAGGGATATGAGTAAGAGTTTTTGAGAATGCTTCTACAAATTTTGTACCTATTTCTGAGTCTACTTTTATTAATGTCATTTTTACCGCTTGGTATATTATAGCCACTTGGCTGTACAATAAGAATAAATAGTTTATAGACGTTTAAGTTTATAAACTTTTCTACATTATTACAGGATATTTAATAACATCTTTCTCAACAAGAGCAAGTTCTTTTGTCATCACATCAAAAGTACCTCTTATGTTAACGTATGCTTGCCCTATAGTGACACTTCCTTCAGGTAAGGTGTATTGCGAAGGGGTGTTATAAGTGCCCCCCATTTGAGCCGCAAGTGTCTTTAATGAAGCAAGTAAAGTAATGTATCTTTTTTCAACATAAGGCAACCCCATAACACCATAAGAATAATTAATATCTAATGCTTGTGGAGGATATGAAGTAAACAATCTTGTACTTGATGTTTGACTTAATTGTATTTTACCAAATTCCTTATATTTGTATAATGAGGAAATATCAATATCAATACTGCTAACAGATAAGGATTCAACATCTAATAAAGGATAATAATCTAAATAAATGAAGGGGGAATCGTTTCCGTCCAGTGTTGTATCAATTATTGGGCTTTTGGGCGAATAGAACACACGATATATACTTGTATCATCAGGAGTTGTTATAAAGGAATCCGATACAGTAATTGTTGTCGATGTGTTTGCCGAAATAAGACGGACTTGACCAACACCCGTTCCCCCCGAAATATGAACATAATACCCGGGTAAACTTCCTTCAACCCAAGCACCATTACTATCTGTAATGATTGAATCAGTGGAAGATGTAACCGTACTGCTTCCTTTGTTAATTAAATAAATAGTGTGGCTAAGCCTACATAATTGTTCTTCTGCAGCATGGATAAAACCCTCTACAGCAGGACGACTCACTACACTTTCAGACAAACTTGTTGACTGATAAACTTCCTCGGCAGTACAATACATTTAATTCACCTTAATCATATATAACTTTAGTTACAGTTCTCCATTCAGTTACTTTACCGTCTCTACCTCTTCGACCAGGGATTTGACATAACCTATAAGGGATTTCTGCATCTTTGTGTTCTTCAAGAATTCTCATTTCTGAGTTATCTTTTTTAGCTTTTTTTTTTTCTAATTCTACGCTTCTTTGTGCGTATGTTTTAACAACTTTTTTTTCTTCTACCATTTTTCATTCCTCTGTACAACCTTCAATTCGCATGAAATTAATATCTTTATTCGCCTTTTCACGACAAATATCGGGTCTGTTTTTAAATATCCGACATAGATTATTACTTGTTAAGTTTCTACATCGTTGATTAACTTTGAATATGATTTGTTTATTAACTTTATCTTTTATGATATCTATATTGTGATACTTATAATAATCAATATCACTTTTCCTTAATTTGAATTCAGGATAAGCAAAAAAAAGGGAAGTACAACACTTCCCACATTTTGAGCACGTCATTTTACTTATGCGGATGTACCTTTAACAATAATAGTACAAGCTCCAACACCAGTAACGAAAACTTTGTTTTTAGTTGTGCCATCTACGTAAGCTTTTGCGTCTACACCAGTTGCAGTTACGTATGCGTGAACATACTTAACTTTTGAGAAATCTGCGAAGATTGCCCAATCTTTTGTAGTTGCAATTGTTACAGTGTAAACACCTTCAACTAAACCAGAAGCACTGTTTGCACTCCCATTACTAATTGGTCCGCCAACTGCGGATGCTACTTTTAAAGCTGCTGCCATATATAATCATCTCCTTTTATATTTAATAAAAAGTTAGAAATAAATCTAACCTTATGCTGAAATTTCTGTAATACTTGAACAGAAACTTGGTGCACGAACAATCAAAGTTTCATACATTTTTAGCATGAATTTTTGAGAATCGTTAGTGTGTGCTAATTCTTCGTAAGTCATATCTTGTAATACTCTAACTTCGATAACAGACATATCTAAGAAATAAATAGATTTGCTACCAGATGCATTACTCATAAACATACTTGGAATAACATTAACTTTACCAACCATTGTGTTTAAAACAATTTGAGAGAAACCCCATGCAGTTTCAACAGCAGGTTGTAAGTAACCAATTTTAGCATTTAATAATGTTAAAATATCAGTAAATACACCAGATGAAGCAACAGCTAAATTAGGAATTCCACCGTCATCAAAAGCGTTTTTGATAGCAGTATCAACATCTGCTAAAGCAACAGCTGCAGTGTTTTTATCAACTGTGTTTGTAACACCAACTAAAGTTATAATACCATCAAATTCTGAACCGTCAGGGTTACCTGAGATTGCTGAAGTAGTTGAATTTCCATTAAGTAATAGATTTTCTTCTAATTCTTTCAATTCTCTAGCTTTAATAAGAACTTCTTGTTGTTTAGCGTTAGGTGCTGCAGCGTCTGCGAAACCGCCCATTTGAGCACCTGAAGGATTCATACCCATTAAACTATATGAAGGTTGTGCAGCTTGTGAAGGACCAGTAACTCTACCTACAGCGTATAAAAACTTAATAGCTTTTGATGCTCTGTCGTAAGTTGTAGTAGTTTCACTTAATGAAGCGTCTTCTGCAGCAGTGAAAGCACCGCCTTTTGCAGTAATTACGTTATAATCAGCGTACATACCTCTGTTGGATACTCTTGGAAATAATTCAGTGATTGGAGTTCTTTTCCGTGATTGGTCGATGATTTTTGGGTCAACGTAAACTGGAATCATAGCATAACCAGCAGTACCTGCTCCGCCTGTAGTGGAACTGTGTGCTTTTATGTTTGAATTAATTCTGTCATTGAAATCAGACCTCATATCATTAGTGGAGTCTAATCCTGTACTGTAATCTTGATATACAGTTTTGTTTTTTAAATTTCCGAAAGAAACTGCGTAACATGCGTCAACATCTACATTGTCTCCCATAGGGTTTGTATTTGCCATTTCAAATTCCTCTTTTAATTTATTAATCCTAATACAGAACTATTTGATTTATTACTGTCAGCTTGATTAGATAATAACGAAACATCTTCATGTTCGATTTTAGCTTTCAAGATAGGTTTTTCAATGTCTGCTTTTAAATTAGTTATTTCAGTTCTTAGATTTTTGATTTCTTCTTTGTGAGCTTTTATAGCACTTAAAGGTCCTTGTAACTCTTTAGTTATGGTTTCTTTTTGTTCTGTGAAAGCTGCTTTTTCAGATTCAAATTTCTTTTGAGCTTCTACTAATTCGTTTTTTTGTTTTTCAAGTTCGGCTTTTGTTTGTGATAACTCTACACTTATATCGGCAACTTGTTTAATCAAGCTCTCATCGTCAGATTTATCATCTGTTTCTTGTTTTGAAGATTCTTTTCCGGATTCTTGCGAACCTTCTTCTGTTTGTGTGTTATCTTCAACTCCTTCTTGAACATTATTTTCTTGGTTTTCTTCTACCATGGTTTCACCTTCTTTAGATTTAAGAATTGCCTTCATTGTAGGCAAAAATGTAGCATTTGTATTTACAGGATTCCCTGTTAAAGTAAGATTGTTAAGATGTAATCTACTAATGAATTTCCTAGCAATACCTGCAATCTCTCGCCTTACAACTTCAACTTCCCAAAATCCAATACTAAATGAATGTAAAAATCTTCTTTTGATACTTTCCCAAACGTTTTTAAAATTAGGGTGCATATCATTAATTTCAACTTTAACCCATACGCCTTTTTCTTTAAGTTCTGCATGAATTACTTTACCTATAGGTAGTGTGCTTGTTTTAGGTTTTCTTAGAACTTTCCCGTTCTCATCAACCCAGTCATCGTGTTCAATATCTAAAGTGATAATTTTATCTCTAAACTGGTCAAGTAAATCTTCTTGTCCTTCTTTTGTTACAGTTTCGAAATAATCGTCTTCATCAGTTGTGCTTGCATAACCTTCAACGTAATACTTTCTTTTCCCTTTGATATTAGCTTCATTCCAAGAGATGTCTCCTGAATAATATGATTGTGATTTCACACCGCTTTTGAGAGTATCTTGTACAAAACCATATACTTGTTCGTAACTTGGTAATGTGTTATTAACAATATGATACTTTCTAATTTGGTCGTAAATAGAACTCTTATAACATTTCACCATAGATAAAATTACTGAAAACTCTTTTGCAGATTTAACATCTCTACCATATGCAGATTTGAATTCAGAACATGCTTTTGTCCATGTTTTCTTATCGCAACTCATTCTGATACAGCTCCGCTTCTTTGAGTATCTTTCCCGTACTCGTATCTGATTTTACCACCAGATGTTTTGATTTTCTTAATATACTTCTTATCACGTTGAGCTTTCGAATCTTTCTCGCTTGGTTTTCCGGAATTTTGTTTTCCTTGTCTACCATTATCTTGTTTGAAAGCCGAATTCTCCACTTTTTCCCCTGATGCTGCTTGTTCCTTTTGTGCCGTTGCTGCTTCTTCAGCTTTAAACTTTCTAAGTTTTTCCACATCAATATTTTCTTCTTCAGCAATCATTAAAGGTGTTGTAACTCCAACTTCAAGTTGTGCTTTGTACAACATATACTTCTTCATTTCATCATCTAAATCATATTTATCAAATACGAATTTAAGTTTATCATTACCGAATTCAGGAAGTATTTCTTTATTAATTCTAGTTTCGAATAATTTAAGTAAAGGTTTTGCTGCCTTTTTAGCATATCTACGTTCAGCACTTTCGCTTGTAGATTTATTAGAATCTTCAGAGAATCCCATATCATCAGCACTAAGACCGAAAGCCATCCATACAACTTTGGTAAACCATTGTTGTTGTGAAATAATTTCCATATCTCGACTTGATAATTGAAATGGGGTAAATGATGCAGGATATGAAGTCATTGGAACTTTAAATCCTTGTTTTCTATAAAATCCTGTGTTTGGGTCTTTTATAGTGAAACTATTTTGGAACTTTTCTTTGAACGCTTTAACTTCGTTTTGTTGTGCACCAACAAGAGAAATTATACCTTCAGGGATATTAGAATTTCTATAAAAATCAAGATTGTATAATGAACCATATACAAGAGTATAAATTACATCTGCAAGAATTTGTACAGGTGATGTCCCATAAACACTATCTGTTTTAGGATTCATCATGAAATATATAATTTCACGTTTACCAAAAGGCACAGGTAATGCTGCATTAGTCCAACCGTATTGCCAATATGCTGCACGAGTTGAGAATTTTAAATCATAATATTTAAGACGTGATTCTTGATTCATTGATTGTATGTCCATTTCTCTGTCAGGATAAATGATTGATGCTCTGTCCCCAATACTACCAAACAAATCGGGATTTTTAAGGAATGACCCGCCGTCTCTAGCGTATACCTCAACAAGTTTCCCTGCTTTATTAAATACTTTAATCCAAATTCCAGAATCTAAATCACAAATATCATTAACACAAGCTTTAGCAATATCTTGCCAGCCTTCTTTATTTCTATTTGGATTATTTAAGAAATCAATTATTTCTAATCTATCTTTCTGGTCTTGTTCATCAAGTTTAATACTATCATCTTTAGAAACAATATCCCATTTATTATTTGCTACTTCTTCTTTTATAAGCCGTTTTACTGCAAATATATAAGGATTTGCTGCGGTAGCTCTAACTAATGGAACATTAAGATTTCTAGGAAAACCAAAAGGTGGTTTGTATAAGAATTTAGGGATATACGCTTTTAAGACGCCGTCATCAACACCTTTTCTTTCAAAGACATCTGATGAAAATAATGAGCTTGAAGATGTTTGAGTCTCGTTTTTAGCTTTAACAGAAGTAGGACTATCTAACATAGATAAGTCTGGAGTATTATTGAATTTCGCCTTTATATTCGTGATTGTTTGTGTAAATAGATTCATTTAAAATACGAGGTTTATAAGAACAATAATAAAAACTAATTAAGGTTATAGAAGTTGAAGTATATAAACTTTTCTAAAAAAAATAAAGAAAAACCTAGTTTTCTAGGTTTGGGTAATTTTTTGTAATAAAATCAATTTGGTAATTAATCTTTTCAAGATTAGGTGTTATAACTTTAATATTAGGTAACGAATTAACGTATTTATTGTATTCATCACAAAAATTATCTAAAGCTTTGAATTCTCCACGCAACTTTTTAACGTTTGGATTCTTATGTTGCATCACTGAATTACTTAACACTATAAGTCTATCAAATTCTGATTTAAGTTTTTCTAATCCAGGATATTTCTTTTCAAAATTATCTCTTACATCAGTCCATGATTTTAAATAATCATCATATTTAGCAAGTTCTTCTTTTAAGAAATCTAATAAAACAGGAACTTTATCTTCTTCAATAACATTAACAACGTCATAAGCTTCTTGTTTACCCACAAATTGTTCTTTTTCTTTAACATTAACTTCCACATCTACAGGTTTAAAAGTTCTAATATTATACAACTTACCATCTTTAATTTCTAATTTAAATTCTTTATATTCCATCTTTTTATTCACCCTGTTCTAAATCTATATCTTTTGTTTTGAAAGAATCCCATTCGTTAGAATTTAATACAACGAATTCTCCTGTTTCCTTTCCGTTCTGTGTGACTTTTGTATAATCGCTAAGATGTATTGTTCTATTATCAAAATGATAATAACACAACTTCCCGAAAATCACATAATCTTTACATATAATTTTAATTCTTTTATGAATGTAATCCGTTATTTGTTTAGTCATCAAAATCGCCCTCTTCTTCCTCTATTTCTTCTTCATCAAAATCTTCATTTATGATTGCATAATAAGTATCCTCTATCAAAATAAAATACACCCCCCGCCACTGTCGTCGGGGTCTATCATTGCAAGAGATAATGCGTCAGCCTTATCAGGACTCGGTAGACCTCTTTCTTTCATTATTTTTTTTGATTCGAGTTTTATTTTACCACTGCTTTCAATTTCATATTTTCTTGATACTAATTGCCCTTGTAAATCATCATCACGTTTAATGCACATTGCTCTGATTTTATCTTTCATTAAAACCCATAACTCAGCACCACGATTTTTAAATCTATCTGCATCCATAGCTCTTGAACCATTATTAACCCCAAGAACTGTTACATTAGGCATTTCTTCAGTAAGTTCAAGAAGTCTATCTGTGACTCCTCCACCAACACCTGTATCGTCTATATAAATATAAATTTCTTTATCTTTGTATTTATTAATGAACATCATCGCACGCCCGACAGTTTCCATCGTTGATTGTTTTGAGAATGTTTCCCAATCAAGGATGTGTTTATCTTGACGTACCACCATTTCTGTATAATCATCACCAAAACGTGCAACATCAATACCAAGTACTAATGATGCTTTCTCATTTCTTGAAAAATCATTATTAAAAGCTGTTTCTACATAAGATAATGGTATTAAAGTATTACTTGCAGCTTTAGGAAATTCTCCAAGAACACGCACTCTGTAAATATCACTATCTTCACCATATTTAGATTTCATTCTGTCAACATAACTTTGGTCAACATTTTCTGAATCTGCACAAGAGAATGTGAATTTCTCCCAATGTTTAGAATCTTTATGAAAAGAATTATAAAATGTACCTGAAACTTGTGTTGGGTTTCCTGTCATTATACATAACGCACCTTGTGTGGATAATGCGCCTTCAATAACTTCAAACATACATTCCTCAACACCACTTGCTTCATCTACAATAAATAAGAAATGGTCAGCGTGTAAACCTTGAAGACCTTCAGGAGTTCCTGATGTTCTCGCTACAGCGTACCAGTTCTCAGGGTCGCTTACACAATAAAATCTTGTAGCTGTAAGTACTAACATTGATTTAATTAAAGGGTTTGTTATTTTGGAATACCACTTTTTAAGTTCAGCCCATAAAATATCAAATAACTGATGTTGTGTTGGTGCAGTACAACCAATACGACTTCCTGCATACGTTGATAAGAACCACGTTATAACCCATGCAAGTAACGATGATTTCCCAACACCATGTCCAGATTTAATAGAAATGAATCTATTCCCTGAATCGAGAGATTTCAAGACCTGTGCTTGTTGTGAGCTCGGTTTCATGCCTGTGTGGGCAGTGTCCAATATTAAGTCGCATACGAATTCGTATGAATGAGTACTATAATAATTCATTGCAGTTATTAAATCCTTAATATCAGTCTGTTTTTCTTCTACCATTTTATAATTTTGCTATAGCTTCCATTAAATTATAATATTTACCAACATATTTAATATCTTTATTGGTTACTTTTAATGATTTTATTTGTTTATCTTTTGCCATTTAATTCATCTTTTACCATTTAATTCATCTTTTACCATTTAATTCATCTTTTAATAATTCAAGTTGTATTGATAAATCTTCTATAATTTCAATAAGAAATTCAGAAGTATAATTATTTAAATCTAACACGTACCAATTTTTACCATTATCTAATTTTGTCATTTTATATTTTACCATATTCCTGACATCAGGAAAAAGGTGGAAGCTACGAGCCGGACTTGAACCGACATGTTCTCGCTTACAAGGCGAGTGCCTAGCCAATTAGACTATCGCAGCAATTATTTATTTATCTTTTTCATTTCTTGTTTTTCATCAATATCAACTATTTTCATAGCATTATCACGTTGGGCAGTGGCTTTCGCAACAATAGCACTCATGTCTCTTAAATTACCTGTTAAATTAACATTCTCTGTTCTCTTAACGTGAGACCTGTCAAGACTTCTGTTAACATCGTTCATCTGGTCACGAGTCATTTCACTGTATCTTTTGTTGAAATTATTAATGTGATTTAATAAATTCTTGTACTCGCCACGTTCTTCAGGAGATAAATCGTCTTGCTCTTCAAGCTCCTCTTTACGTAAAGTATTTATCTCGATAGCTTTCTCTATTCTGTCTATGAATTTCTGACGTTTTACTGTGTTATAAAGGTATAACCAAGATTCCCATGAAGGTTTCTCTGTAGAAGAACATGCACGAACAAAATCTAAATATAAATCTTTGGAATTAGAAGTTAAATCATTATCTTTAAGATATTCTAAAATACTCTTGGGAACATCTTCTTTATCTATAACAATAAGGTCTTTGTCAGTATTCATTTTTATCAAAAAACAATAAGTATAAATCTTCCATAGAGTTACCCCTTTATATAATTTTCCTAGTTTTAAGACATTTTTGTAAAAACAATCTGGAAAAAAATATGGGGAAAAATAATCTGGAAAAAATATTTCAAAAAAATATTTCAAAAAAATATTTCAAAATTTTATTTAAACGAATGTAATATGTATACTACTAACATATGGTGGGACTCCTAAAGGTTTTTTTTGTTATTATTTTATAGTGATTCGTAAATGTCTAAGCACGTTTTATTGAGCGTTCTTGTCTCTATTGTATAGTACTATTGTGCTTAAACATATATGTTATATAATATTGTTCTGTAGTATATACGTAAGATGGGTTTATTGGTGCATTGGTATACACAATAGGCGTATAAACTACTTGTTAGTAAGTGCTTTTTATGGGGGGTTTTTTATGGCGTGTTTTTATGGCGTGTTTTTATGGCGTTTTTTATGGGCGTTTTTGGGTATATAACATTACATATATATATATATATATTATATCCATAAAAGAACATCTATAAAATAACATCCATAAAAGCAATAAGGTATATCTATCAAATCCATAAAATCTCATATGTCTATCATAGAACCTAAAACCTTAATGCTTAAACCAACACAGCAACACATCCCCGCCGAACTTGTTGCATATGCGTTTATGCATATGCGTTTATGCTTATGCTTTATTGCCTATGCGTTTATATGGCGTTTATATGCGTTTAATCTGTTGTTTTGTGCATATTGCACCGTTGCCAACAGTTTAATTTAACGTTTAAGGCATCATATAAGCGATTTAAGCCGTTTTAATACCCAACTAATATAAATATAAGGGTTCGTTAATTATCGTGGATTCTACAGCCCTTTAAATGCGTTTTAAGTATTTAGTGCTTGTTTTATGCTTTTTTATTTAGCACTGGACACGTTTTAAGGTTTAAATGTCCAGTGGGATTTATGCAGTACGGCGTCTCTACTTGCCGAATTCTTTATTTAAGCTGTACCACTGGACACACTGGACTTGTTAACACGCTTCTTATAAAGGAATAGTGTTTTTATATCCTTATGTCGATGAATGGATTGATAGGTTTTTGACAGGAGAACCGCGGGTTTATGGCACTAAACCTTTAAAATTCGTGCTTACTGGATACAGGGAAAAATTATCCGATATTTATTTTATTATCGTACGCCCCACGCCAGGCAGAACAACGACAGATACTTTTTTTATTTTTTTTATATGTTTTCTCACTGGTTAAAATCCTGAAGAAGACAAAATCAAATTTTTTAGAATAAAAACCAGGAGGTGCACAACATGAAAACAACAACATTTAAACCGTATAATTTGAAAACTTACGGCACGGCGTTTATTTTAGACCGTCGGGTTTTGAGAGTGTTATTTATTGCTTTTTGTGTTGTGACTCCTTTTAGTAATTGGTTAATTGCTTTTAGTCACAAAATAATAAAGAATGATATAAAAATAAGGTGGAACAAATGATATATAAAAAAATAACTCAAAAAGAATATAAAGATATTTTAAAAAACAATTTTAAAAGTATTTCAATCCATCACAACACAAGCACAGAAAACAACGATATTTTATTTAAAGAACTTGAAAAAATCTTAAATACTATTTCGAAAGAGAATTTAAATAAAACATATTCAAATTATGAACTTTATTTATTTAATTTATTGAACGATACAACAATTCACAACATAACAGACGTCAAAGACATCAGCAAGATAAAAAGGTATAACGTGCCTTATTACACAGTGGTTTAAATGGATGTTTACGACAGAATTTTATTCAAACCTTTTAAAAAATTAATGGATAAAATCGCTCCTTTAATTTTATTTTTATTATTTATTGCAATTTTATTAAAATTATCGGGAGCTTATTAAAAGGATATATGCAGATAGACAACGACTTAAAGAGTTTGAAAGATGCGGCAACGATATAAAAAGGTTTTTAATGGCAATAACAACGCCCTTAAAACACAAATAAAACCAGGTGATTAAAATATTTATTAATAATTTCGAAGAATACCAAAAAATACAAGAATTAAGAATCATTCAAGATATAACATTTGAACAAATTAAGAGACTTACACAATTAAACAGAAATGATTTGATTTAAACGGTTAATATATCGTTTAAACTTATTTAAAGATATCAAATTAAAGAGATAATCCAAAAGTAATAACAATATAAGCAAAAAGCTTAAAACGTCTTAAAAGGCGGTTAAACAACGAAAGAAGAATTAAAAAAAACAAGGTGTAAAACATGAAAAGCATATTAACTAAAAACCAAAAAAGAACAATTGCAATTAAAAACGTAAATTATCAAAATGAAAAAGTCGATTTAATTATAAATTTAAGATATGACGACGAATACGGAAACGGTCATAATTCGTTTAGTATTACAGGAAGTTTATATACAGCAGGTTTAAGGTCCGAACGTGCTACGTTATGTTGTGGGTGTATTCACGACATTATTGAAGAACTAGCACCAGAATATAAAAAATATATCAAGTGGCACTTAATGGATTCAGACGAACCTATGCATTATATAAGTAATACTCTGTACCATGCAAGAACTAAAGACTGTTGGGGATTAGAAAAAGGAGAAGTAAGGCAAACAAAAAATAAAATAATGTTTAATTCCTTACCAATTACTTTCGATAAAGACAAAGCGTTTATAAGCTATTTAGAAAAAACAGGACAAAATAAAACCTTTGAAATTGAAGAAATAGAACATAAAGAAAAAGAAACTTTTAGCCCAAAATATACTTTTAAAGGGTTTGTTACTGAGTGGCATAAATGCCCATTTGATAACATAGAAGAAGCTAAAGAGTGGAAAAAAGCACTTAAAGAACACAAATTTAAAATTATAGAAAAAGCGGTAAGTTGGGGAGAAGGTAGCGGAGCAGACTTAAAAAGTGCGAGAAATTCAGCAATAGCACCAAATGCAACACTTGAACAGCTACAAAGTGAAGAATGGCTAAAAGCAAGATTGCCAAAGCTTAAATCAAATTTTAAAGCAACAATGGAAGAATTAGGTTTTATATATTGAGGTGTTATAAATGCAAAAAATAAACTATAATAAAAAAATTTGTAAATGTGGACATTCTTTAAAAGTGAATAGATTTTTTAAAGGTATATTTAATTATGCTATTTTAAGGTGTAATAATCCTGAATGTTTACAAAAATATTATATTTTAAAAGATAAACTCAATAATAAATTAAAAAGTAATCCCGAGGTGTTATAAATGCAAGACGTAATAAACCAAGAAATGAGTTTTTATATTGATGAAATAGAAAAATCAGTTAATGAACTTTACGACGACGAAATAAACTTTAATAATGCAGATAAAACCAGCGGACAAAGAGTTTATAGTAAAGAAGAAATAAGACAAAGATATATTAAAACTTTATTAAAAAGATTGATGGACCAGGTGCTTTAAATGACTGATTTAATAAAAGATTTAATCGACTCTATCGAGTGGAACGATGACGAAGACACGTTTTATTATGATTTAGAAAGCGAAGAACAAAGAGAGAAGTTTATAATAATATTAAAAAATTATGGTTGTTTAAAAGTTGTGGTTTAAATGAGTTATGATTTAGACGCAAACGGCAATAAAGTTTTTTATGAACCTGGTTATATAGAAGTTTCTATATCGTGCGAAGACGGGAACCAATCAATAAACGAAAAAAAATAAATTCAAAATGTAAGAATCCTTATATTAAAATAGAGGTGTTATAAATGGTAAGTAACGAAGATATAGCAGACGAATTAAATTTAGTTATAGATAATTTCTATAATGCAGACAATAATTTTAATAATGCAGATTCGACGTCAAGAATGAGAGCACAAGACGAGGACAGCATAAGAGAAGATATAAAGAACTATATTTTAAAGGAGTGGGTTTAAATGGATAAATTAACAAAAAGAGATAAAGAACGGTTGTTTAAAAGTTGTGGTTTAAATGAGTTATGATTTAGACGCAAACGGCAATAAAGTTTTTTATGAACCTGAATTAGAAGACGAAGCAAGACAAAATTTAAACGAAAATATAAAACCATATAGAATTTATTTTTCAGGAGAAATATATATAAATGCTTATTCATCAGAAGACGCTTTAAAAATGTTTGATGACCAAGACATAAACGACGTTTACGAAGCAATAAATACAAAAGAGGCGGAATAAATGGAAGAAGTCTTTAAATGCCCTTATTGTTATTCTGAATTTGATAACGAAAATCAAGCGATAGAATGTCGAGACGATTGTTTACTTTCAGACCCTGAACCTATTAAATATTTTGTTAAATGTTCGTTTTGTAACAAAGAATTTAAAAATACTAATTGTGACGATGCTAAAAAAAGTTGTGAACGTCACGAAAGAACCGAACATGTCGACGATGTAAGCAAAGCAATATTAAAAAAAGAAGCAGAACATCCACAACAAAAGAAACTAACTATATAAAAAAAGGTGGGAATAAATGGATAAAAAAATTATATTAAAAAGATGTGAATTAAAAAATTATAAAGATAATAAATTATTTATTGAATGGTTTTCGAAACGATTTCCCGACGAATCAAACAATATAAAAAGTTATGTCGATGAATGGATTGATAGGTTTTT